ATGTTGCACCCAGAATGGTGTGAGGGGTGGTTCAGCAACTGTACACTTTCCTATCTGGCACCAAGAGATCGAAGACATACTTGTATTAAAGAATAACAAAGGCACAGAAGACAACAGGGTAAGAAAGTTGGACTACTCGATACAGACATCCAAACTGTTTTATGAAAGATTTATCAATGAAGAAGATATAACTCTTTTTTCACCTCACGATGTGCCAGGCCTGTATGATGCATTTGGAACTGATACGTTTGACGCACTTTACAAAAAATATGAAAAAGACACATCGATCAGGAAAAAAATTATTCCAGCACAGGATCTTTTCTTTGACCTATTGAAAGAAAGAGCAGAGACAGGCAGAATCTATATCATGAACATAGACCATACCAACTCACATTCATCATTTAAAGATAAAGTTTCAATGAGTAATCTATGTCAAGAGATCACTCTGCCAACAACACCCATACAGGACATACACGATGAGCAGGGAGAGATAGCACTGTGTATTCTTTCCGCTATCAACGTTGGAGCAATAAATCACAACGACGAACTTGAGAATCTATGTGACCTGGCAGTCAGGGCACTGGAACAGATCATAGACTACCAAGATTATCCGGTCAAGGCCGCGGAAGTTTCAACAAAGAGAAGAAGAAGCCTGGGTATCGGTTACATCGGGCTGGCACACTACCTGGCCAAGAACGGGGTCAAATATTCAGAACCAAAGTCTTGGGAATTAGTAGATAGGCTTTCCGAAGCATTCCAGTTCTATCTTTTAAAAGCATCAAACAAGTTAGCAGAAGAGCGTGGCGCCTGTGAGGGATTTGAGAGAACCAAATACGCTGACGGCCTGCTACCAATAGATCATTACAAAAAAGACATAGACAGCATAGTGCCACACAAACAGAGAATGGCATGGGAGAGTCTGAGAAAAGACATTGCCAAGCATGGATTGAGACACAGCACATTATCGGCGCAGATGCCATCGGAATCAAGTTCAGTGGTTTCGAATGAAACAAACGGCATTGAACCACCAAGGGCACTATTATCAATCAAAAAATCCAAAAAAGGTCCACTCAAACAGATTGTTCCTGGGTTCCCCAAACTGAAAAATCAATACGAACTGTTGTGGGACATGCCAAGCAATGATGGTTACATCAAGATCGTCGCCATGATGCAGAAGTATTTTGATCAAGCAATATCAGGTAACTGGAGTTACAATCCAACTCAGTTCGAGAACAACGAAGTTCCTCTAAGTGTGATGGCCACGGATTTGTTGAACAGTTATAAATATGGATGGAAAACGTCTTACTACCAAAACACATACGATTTCAAAGGGGAGGAAGAGGACGTACAACCAGCAGGCATAGAAACTACAGAAAGCCAACAGGGCGAAGATGTTGAGTTGACTCAAGTTAATGGTCATGCCAAAGTAAACGGAAATGCTGAGCAATCTGAAATCATTATTGAGGACGATTGTGATGCTTGTAAAATTTAATCGAAAGTAAATGCAGAATGAAAACAGTTTTTAATCGAGAAAATATTGACTTCACCAAAGAGCCAATGTTCTTTGGAGCCGATCAAAATTTACAGAGATATGATGTGTTCAAGTATCCACAGTTTGACAAGTTGAATCAGACCATGTTGGGCTACTTCTGGAGACCAGAAGAAGTTAGTTTACAAAAAGACAGAGCAGACTATCAATCATTCCGTCCAGAACAGAAACATATTTTTACTTCAAATTTAAAATATCAAACGTTGTTAGATTCTGTACAAGGTAGAGGACCTTGTTTGAGTTTCTTGCCTTATTGTAGCAATCCAGAGTTAGAAGGCTGTATAGTTACTTGGGATTTCTTTGAAACCATACACTCTAGAGCATACACGCATATCATGAAGAACGTGTACGCTGATCCTTCAGAAGTTTTCGATACAATATTAGATGATAAAGAAATTTTAAAACGTGCGGTATCGGTAACGGAAAACTATGACAAGTTCTCAGAACTTGCACAGGACTATGTGATCAAGGGCAAAGGTGATATGGCAGAAGTCAAGAAACAGTTGTATCTAGCAATGGTCAACGTAAATCTGTTGGAAGGATTGAGATTTTATATATCATTCGCCTGCACATTCGCATTTGGAGAACTGAAACTGATGGAAGGTTCAGCAAAGATCCTATCATTGATTGCCAGAGACGAGGCCACACACTTGAATCTCTCAACACACGTGATCAAGGCATGGCAAAAAGGCGACGACAAAGAAATGGCAAAAGTCATGAAGGGTCTTGACAAGACCGTGATAGAGATGTTCAAGGACTGTGTGGAGGAAGAGAAGGCATGGGCGAGACACTTATTCAAGGACGGTTCTATAATTGGATTGAACGAAAAACTGTTGGGCAAATATGTTGAACACATAGCCAACAAGAGGTTGAAAGCATTGGGCTATGATCCTATATTCGAGACACCGATAACCCAAAATCCTCTGCCATGGACACAGCACTGGTTAAGTTCCAAAGGCATGCAGGTTGCACCACAGGAAACCGAAGTAGAAAGTTACATAGTGGGTGGTATCAAACAAGACGTACAAAAAAACCGTTTCAAAAAGTTTTCATTATAATGCCCATTTTTCCAAGAGACAGACGAGAGCAAAACGAAAACGAGGGCGATGAGATGACTAAGAGAGAAATAGAAAGACTCATGCGCAAGATACAGTTGCATCTAAAAAAAACTGCCAGAGAATCCAGCAAGAAATTTTTATCTCAATTTGGCTTATAGAGTCGGTTAATCTCCGCCAATAAATACTCCTACAATGCCAGCAGTATCAAGACATCTAGTGGACAAAGCCAGGACAGGACACCCATGCACCAGCCGTATCGGTGTGATAGCATCACAGTTCTCTGTGTTCGCCAACGGTTCACCCATACTTAGGCCCGGTGACGCACTGATACCACACACCATACTGGTGCCATGTTTTGATGGACTCTGTTGCAAGATGCATCCGGCATTCGTGACCATGGGTTCGTCCAGCGTGTTCATTCAGGGAGTGCCAGTGTCCCGACAGGGTGACAAGGCCGACAAGGGGAACTGCACCAGCACGTCCAACGTGTTCGCGGGAGGTTAACATGGCGGTAAACAAAGGTCTCAAATCACTGGCGGAGTCTTCTCCCAATTTCTCAAACCAGGCACTACAGAACGCCATCAACGAACTCAAGATAGGGTGGGTGATCAAGTCCATAGAACTGGACACGGTGATACAACAAAACACAGTGCTGACCACATCTCAGAAGAACGATGTCAAAGACACCATCAACAACATCTCATACCTCAACGCAGGGAGGTATCTGAACGACCTGGAGAGGCACACAGACAAGATATTAGATGGATCGATCATACCCGGGGATCCAGCGATAACAGGCACCGATGATAACGGACAGGGCACGTTCCTGGAGATCCTACAGACAGTCAACAGCCTACAGACCTTGATACCCTCACTGTACGGTGGCACGGCCGCGGACAAAAAAAGGTCCGTCAATGACCACCTAGGCACGCTGAACAACATATTCACAGAAACCGAAGACAGCACACGTCCGGTGTTCACTACGCTGAAGGAATCAATAACATTCATCAGCAACCCTAACCTGGCCACAGAGACAGCATTGGAAACAGCATACGACAACCTTAAGAATTTTATTAACAGCGTGACTGATGACTCAACCGACTTCCAACAAACGCTGGACACCTTCGCAACCGCGGTGGCGACTGCTCATACTGACTTTGACACGGCATTACAAGCCGTGCCCTATGATGTCAGGAGGACACAGATGATCGCTGATAGAGACAGTATCAATACACAGGTGGCACTAGAAAATAGCAACCTCACCAGCCTAAGGTCTTACTCAGAAACGCAGAGCAACAACCTGGCCTATGTTTCCGTGGCGGAGGACCCAATATTGCGAAGACTGATGTCGCGTGTGGCCCAAGACAGCAACTGGCAATCATACTTCAACGATTACGAGAAGAACCAGGCCAGCATCAATCCCATATTTGATATCAGCACAGATTCTGATGATGACATAGTAAATGCCACTTTAGCACTGCGTGGACTTCCAGATGTCACTGATTCTGTTGATCTTGATTCTGTGGCAGACAAGGCCAGAAAAGATCCAAGACTGACCACAGTGCTTAGTGATTCGGGAAAAACGTCTGAACAATTAATTGTGTCTGCCTGTGAAATACTAGGCATACCCACCCAAGATTTCAACATCTATGACATCAGTGATAGACTTCTGAAAGATATGAATAAAAATGATATTGAGGTGATAAAAAAAGAATTGTCTCTACACAAAAAAGCCAATACGCTTGATTAAATTTCGTTTCTTTTTATGATTACTTGATACCGTGCCTCTTCTCGTGATCCTTGTGTCCCTTGTGCCTGCCCATGTAGTACTCACCGGGCTCGTAGTCCCAGACTTTGCCGTGGTGTCCACGCCAGTCCGCCCAGGCCATCCTCAGTTTCACCAGTATCTTCACCAATGGGTTGTGACTCACTCTCACTTGTTTACTAACGTCCTAGTTTCTTTTTTCTTCCCAATGGTAGATCTTGTATCTTGGAGTAGTGTCCGCCCTTCTTGGCCTCCCATTCCACAGTGATCTGCTTACTCTTAGAGTTAGACTGATATGACTTCACTGCTTTCTTGAATGATGTTGCCTCGACGTCCTTGCTCTCACCGCCATCTATTATTGTGAATTTTCTCATTTTTACTGTCATACAAACTATTTTATCTATTTCTGCAAAAAAGTCAACCAAATGGTGAAGGGGTTTGACATTTTCCTGAAAGTGTGTTTAAATACTCACAAGTTCGTTGACTAACAATCAATAAACGGGCAAGACGCGAGTTCAAATCTCGCCACCTCCACCAATTATTACTAGGTGGCTTATGTAATCCCTTTCGGGGGTGTACTGGTATCGATTGACGTCTAAACTTGTTACGAGAACTTGGTGATAGCACTGACCTAATCAGGCTGTTTTTAAATGCAAACAAAAGAGCATTAGGATTTGCTGACTTAACAGTTGGCACTTCTGAATTGAGATTAGCGGCGTAATAACCAATAATCCCAGGGGTCTGGCCCACCTTGCAACAGAACGGGCCATAACTAATAGTATGTTCAAGATGTTTGCAGTAATGTGTCTACTCACCAATGGTGCGGTCAACTGCACCCTGTACAACGACAGTGAACAACAGATTTTCCCGGATCAGATCACTTGCGAACAGGCCGCCTCAGATAGATTCTATGAGATTATGGATGGTTTCATAAGATACAACATTCCTTTTGAAGCAATAGAAATCGGTTGCGTGGAATCCGAAGATTAGCCTCATTAATACTAGCATATCTCTTGTCGTCGATTGGTCGTTAAATACTGTAAAATAGGAGCGTGTCATGGCAAAAGCATTAATGGGGGCCAACAGTTACAGAGGTAAATCATCTAAGGGCAAGACTTCAATATCAAAAAGGCGTAGGACAACAAAGTTTTCCACAATGAACAAAAGCAAAAAAAGAAGTTGGAAGGCGTACGTAGGTCAAGGAAAATAATTGATGCCCACACAGCCGAAGCACAGGCTGGTTTATTCCAGATTAAAAAAGAAGGCGCCAAAGATTCCCGATATTACCTGTCCCGCTATTGATGACGTCATAAGCCGACTGGAAAAGTTTGAACACCATGGCAAACCTATCACAGACAGGAACCTTAATGCTATCAAACGCAAACTTGAAAAACTGAGAACCGCAAATGAAAAACTGCGTGATTCTGGTATCTACTGGAACCAAGCAACCAAGGATCTCATAGATCGTTTTATCGCAAAAAAGAAAAAACCCAATATTTGGTAAATAAGTTTGATGGCAAAACTAGGCGACAAAACAGATTTCAGTTATAGAGTTAAACGAGTGACCAAAGTGGTTGATGGGGACACGATAGACGTAGTCCTGGACATGGGTTTTGACATACTATTTGCTCAAAGAGTTAGGCTATTTGGTATAGACACTCCGGAGAGTAGGACAAGAGATCTAGTAGAAAAGAAATATGGTCTAAAGGCTAAAAAGTTTCTACAAGATAAGTTGAAGAAAGCAGAAAAGATCACAATCAAAACATATAGAGATTCTGAAACAGGTAAGTTTGGTAGAATACTTGGTGATGTATGGTGTGATGGAAAGTCTGTTAATTCAGAAATGGTAAAAGTAGGTCACGCTGTTGCCTACTATGGACAAAACAAAAAGTTAGTGGAAGCCGCTCATCTAAAAAATAGAAAAAGAGTGTAAACACTCATAAATTCTTTTATAATTATAATATGAAATTGTTAATCAGCAGTATGCCGTGGACCGATACGGAATCACCAATAATGGCACCTGCTTTGTTGAAGTCGATGTGCCTATCGCAGGGAATAAAAACCAACGCTATAGATCTCAATCAAGAGGTCCTCTATTACATAAAGCAAAAGTTCAATCAAGATGAAAGTTTCAAACTGCAACAATTTTTCTATGGTTCTACAAAAACATTTGACTCTTCCAAAGTAATAGATGTCATAGATTTCTGTGTAGACAGAATTTTAGATTTCGCGCCAACCCATGTTGCGCTGTCCCTCTTGACGTACACCTCACAAACTGCCTGCGAATGGATATGCTTCAGATTGCGTCAAAAATCCCCGAAAACGAGAATAATCATCGGTGGTGCGGGCATATTCAACACTCTAGAATCTAAAGTCAATTTTGGTCAGAAACTGTTAGAACAAAAACAGATAGATTATTACATCAAAGGAGATGGAGATCTTTCTTTGCCAGAACTAGTGATCAAGGATAATGCGTCCATCAGCGGAGTGAACGGCAAAGAATGGAAACAACTTGTAACACTGGACAATCAACCCTTTCCGGATTATGAAGATTATGTATGGAAAATCTACCAGAACCAAAGCATAGGCGTGGTGGGTTCTAGAGGGTGCGTCAGAAATTGTACTTTCTGCGACATACACGAACATTGGAAAAAATACCAATGGAGGACAGGACAAGATATTTTTGATGAATTGTTGTGGCACAATAAAAAGACAGGAGTCAAGAATTTCAAATTCCAAGACAGCCTGATCAATGGCAATCAAATCGAGTTCAGAAAATTGATGACATTGTTGGCCTCACACAACGATCAGAATCCAAAAAACAAGATCACATGGTCATCATTTTTTATATTTAGACCGCAATCCCAAATGAACGAGAGTGATTGGATAGATATCTCAAAATCGGCGTCTCTGCTGATTGTTGGCATCGAATCATTAAGTGAGAAAGTTCGTTTTCACATGGGTAAAAAATTTACTAACCGCGATATGCATTATTGTTTTGACATGTGCATGAAATATAAAATAAGATGTCATATGCTGTTGATAGTGGGCTATGTTACAGATGATGAAAAAACTCATGCCGAGACAATTCAATGGTTTGATGATTACAGCCATTACGCCAACAATCCGATTACCAGCGTCAGCCTAGGCGGTACTTTGGGCATTCTGCCTGGCACTGAACTGTTTAGAAAACAAGAGGAACTAGGTATAAGACTTAAGGATGAACAGTTCGACCATAATTGGACAATCGAATCAACAAACAACACGCCACAAAAGCGTGTGGCATGGCACAAGGAACAAACAAACGCCTGTCAAAAAGCAGGCTTCTTGGTGACCAGCATGACAGATAACCACCTGTTAATGGAGCAAATGATGAAATGACCGAAATAGAACTTGTATTAGAAGCAGGCGAGTGTAATGGATTGATGACAATTTCTATCACTGACAAAAATAAAAGTTTTGTCAGCAGGCCAACACTAAACGAAGGTGTGAACAAAATCAAACTGTCAACGATAATGCCTAACACTCTAATCATTTCGTTGGACAACAAGAACAATCGCAAGGATACCATTCTTGATTCACAAAGTCAAAAAGTTATCAAAGACAAATATGTGAAAGTTGTAGATTTCATCATGGACGGAAAACCCTTTCCCAAGGACAGAGTTTCTCAGATGTTTGAAATAAAAACACGATCAAACGGAATGATCAAAACTTCCTATTGGGGGTTCAATGGCGAGGTGACCATACATTTACCACACGACGATTCATTGAAAACACATCTTTCTAACATCATTTGAAAGTGTGACCTACAAACATTTCTTTAGTTGAGAAACCCTCGAACGAACCACTGCAATGGTACCTATCCATGTCCCACCATATGAGACTTCCTGGTTTCCAATGGATGATGTCAAAAATAGTTACTTTTTCAACATGGTCTTGATCACAATGGCTCAGATACCTTGTGCTTATCTCATCACCTATGGCATTTTTTTTGTCGCCAAGTTCTTTCTCGTTGAAAACAATGGTGCTGGCCATATTGACTTTTTCTGCTGACCCATCGACTTTGTAGGGGACCAACCAACTGACGCAGGACTGACCGTCGATGCTGTTTTTTTCTATATGGTAGGAATCCGTGTGTATAGGGTAGGGATTAACACTTTCCGCATACATGCCAAACACAGATTTCATTTCAAGACCGAGAGCGTCTTTAACTTTGGAAAAAACATTCTTTTGGAACCATGCTTCGGCTGGTGGATTTTTTTTGTCAATTCCATAGCAATTTAGTATATGGTCTCCGGTCATTGACCATTTTTGGAAATATGACTGCCATTGTTCCAGTTCTTTTGGATCAAAAACATTTTCAACTATTCCACCTGCTGATAACATAATTCTACTTATTTGAACATTTGACTAGCATGAAAAAATAAGTTAAAATGTTTCCATGCTCAGAATTATATTGGCAACGTGTGTTTTGCTTCTCATTTCAACAACCCAACTTACCGCAAATGACAAGTGTTCATGGCAAGCCAAACCACCATGTTTGGTTATAAAAAAATCAAATTTGGGTAACTCTAACCAATTGGGAGACATGATTTCTCCGTCCGCAGTAATAACCAAAAAACAGATAGAGCAATACAATCTTATAGACCTTTCCAAAACTCTAAATTTTATCCAAGGCATAGACATCTCACAGTCAGGTCCAACCGGACAGCAGGGAACTATATTCCTGAGGGGTACCAACTCCAATCACACACTGGTTCTATTGAACGGCATCCCCATCAACGACTTCTCCACGCCAACGGGTGCTTTTGATGTGGGACAAGATTTCATGTTTGGAGTACAGAGAGTAGAAGTGTACAAGGGCACCGCGGCCGCACATTGGGGAGCAGATGCCATAGGCGGTGCAGTGAATCTAGTAACAACCGTGGACTACGACAACAAGATCGCAGTGGGCGGCGGCGGAGACAGCAGGAACATCAACGGCAACTATTACACAAGGCACGATGATTGGGACGTAAACATATCAGCGGGCACACACCGGTCAGAGACACAGTCAGCACTCTCGGGTGCCGGCGAGAAAGATGGTGTCGATAACAAGACCGTGGGCATCAACATCAGCCGATGGTTCGACAACATCAACTTCAGGACCAACTTCATGACCAGGAACACCTTCGCCGACATCGACGGACACAGTCTGGCCATACAGGACGGCAAGTGGTCGGACAACACCTTCTACGCACTACAGACAGGATTGGATCACGTGACCAAGAGTGGAACCAACAGCATCACTCTACACACACACGCCTATGACAGGGACTACGATGACGCACACTACGAGAGCCAGACTTATATGGTGAGGGCACAGCACCAGACCAAGACATGGGGTGTTGGATTTGATTACAAGAACGACGAGTCACTCACAGGAGACCATGACAATCTGGGCTACTTCTTCAACACCAGTTACAACATATTCAGTCTGCACTACAGACAGGACAGAGAACATGACAGTTACAAGGTGGGATTCCTACAGCCACTCACGGACAGCCTCACAATCAGAGGTAATCACGCCACGGGCTACAAGAATAAAACCACGTGGGGTGCTGAGGAGTTCAGTGACACACAGGAGATCAGCCTGGACTACAACCGCTTCACCGCCACGTTCTTCCAGTCTGACGTTGGTGATCTCAACACGGACGGGGTGGAACTCAGTTACGGGGTCAAGGACTTCCGCGTGTTCGCCAGCCATCTCAATAGCCGGACCAACGACAGTGTAAACCTGAGGAGGCCTAAGTGGAACCTAGGACTGATGCACAACCTGGAGTTGGACAAATTTTGGACACTGACCACCAACTACAAGTTCAAGGGTGAGCATCTTGATATACACAACTCAAACTGGAGCACGATATCCATGCCAGAGACACACTTACTGGACCTAACTGTCAGCCGGAATTGGCATGGCATAGATCTAGGAGTAACGATGACTAACCTATTTGACGAAGGATATGAATCACCGCACGGTTTCAACCAAGATGGAAGACAGTTTAAATTCGCACTCAAAAGAAATTTTTAATTGACTTTACCATAATTTCCATGTAAAATTACACATATCAAAAAAAGGAGAACTTATGAGTTTAAAAGGAACAAAAACATCTGAAAACTTACGAGCCGCATTTCAAGGCGAATCGGAAGCCAACAGAAGATATCTTTACTTCGCACAGAAGGCAGATATAGAAGGTGCCAATGAAGTGGCGCAAGTGTTCAGAAGCACAGCAGAAGGTGAAACAGGACACGCACACGGACATCTAGAATACCTAGAAGAAGTGGGAGATCCTGCTACAGGCGAAGCCATGGGTAGCACGGAACAAAATCTTGCTTCTGCTATCAAAGGTGAAATACACGAATACACAGACATGTACCCAGGCATGGCAAGAACAGCCAGAGAAGAAGGTTTTGATGAGATCGCTGATTGGTTTGAGACTCTAGCAAAAGCAGAGAAATCACACGCAGGCAAGTTTCAAAAAACACTTGACGCCTACAAGGCAGGTTAATCATGCACAACATCGAACCAAATTCGATAGTAACTATCAAACTAGATTCTGGCGAGGAAGTGATTGCCAAGTTTGTTGTTGACTTAGAAAAATACATAACAATCGTAAAGCCGTTGGTAATTATGATGAGCCCACAAGGACTGGCTTTTGGAACTTGGGTGGCCACAATGGATCAAGACAAGGATATAAACATAGCCAAAGATCATATTGTTAGCATAGGTGTTACCGGTATGAAAGTCCAGACCGAGTATACAAACGCTACATCTAGTATCAAACAACCCGGAAAATCAAAAATTATAGCATAATTGACAAATCTTGTTTCTGTGCTAAAATTAAAACAAGAAGACATATTAAAGTAAATGTCTATAAACTTGTTCCGTCGGATCTCGCTTATATTCGGCGGAGCACAACAGACTGCGTACTCTTTGAGTGCTCAACAGTCACTATAACATAGAGAGGTATAGATGTCAGACGACAAAATAAAAACACTCAACCAAGTGGTAGAGGAATTTTTTAAAAGTGGCCAGGATGAAGTGGCCAATTTCAAGACAAGATTAGAATCGGCCAGAGACCGATTAAGAGATCTCCAAAAAGATCCGGAAATGAAACTGCCACAGGGCATAACCCTGGTTGAGATTAATGATGACATTTGTTTCAACTATTCGGTACAACGTGATCTCAGAGACGCTCACGTCTTAAGAATATGTGAAAAGTTTGATCCCAGAGTGGTGCGACCCGCTTCAGCGGTAAAAAGGAATGGTAAATTTTACTTGTATGATGGCCAACACACATCCGTTGCGTTGGCTGTGTTAGGATTTTCTGCGATTCCTATGACGTACGTCGAAACATCACATCAGTCTTTTGATGCCGTAGCATTTGAGATATTGAATGACACCGGTATTTTAAGGGCAGGAACAGAAGAAATACACAGAGGACTGCTCCATAGGTGGCACAACGACACAAATTCAGAAAATGACAGAAACAATCCCAGGGTAAAGACTGCCTACACAGTCGACACCATATACAAACAGTGTGGGATAGATCTGGAACCCAAGAGAGTCAGGAAGTCAGCAGGCAAGTGTGGACCCAACAAACACTACTTCTCACATTTTGATTATGCCTACAAAGGACTTGAGATGACTGGATCGGCAGAAGTGTTAGAAAACATCCTGGAAGGCATAAAAAAATATTACGGCGACGAGGACGGCGGTGAGATCAATCAGGGTATTTACATAGGACTTGTCAAGATGTACGCATTGGCAAAGGAAGACGGAGCCACCAAGTTCCTTCCACAGGACTGGATTGATAGAATTATGGAAGCCATGATAAAAGTGTGTGGTAGAAACGCTCAGGGTATACACTCTGCCGCGAAGAAACAATGGCAACACACAAGAGGTACATCTTGGGACGCACCAGTGGCCATGAGCACACTGATGAGAGAGGCATACCTATTACAAGCGGACGATTCCGATCAGTTCAATCCACCACACGAACCAAAGGTATCAATGGGTATCTTGGCAGGAGACATCTGCACAGATTTCAAACCTTATTGTAAAAAAACAAATGGATAATGAAGACATTGAAAACCTGATCAACGGCATCACCTGTCTGGAAAATTTCAGGAAGAAGACTGGCATCAACCCGTTGGACAATTATGGCTACAGGGAACTCCTACAAATAATAGAAATGAGACAGATCCTACCGACCATAGAAAAAATACCAGGACGTAGGGGAGCAGATGCCAAAGCGATTGGAGACGGGTACAACAACATTGAATTCAAAAGCAGTGGCTTCGAAAAGACTCCCAACTTTGATAACTGGATAGACGCCATGTTCGATATGAGCAAAGTTACCTCCAAAAAAAAGTTATACGAGTTCGAAGGATTTGGACACAGTCTTTTCAAACGAGGAGAGGCCCTGCCGGTAGCAAGTTACTGGATCGCAAAAGAGCACATAAAAAAACTGCATCCGTTGATCGATAAAAAAATTGAAGAATACAATGCTCTCAAGGAATCAAAGGAATCTCTAAGAGAGGCCATCTATATCAAATTAAAAGAGGTCATTTTTTATGTGGACAAAAAAGACATTGTTTTCTTTAAGCACGGACAACAAGTATCGTACAAGGAGTTTGATGTTTGAATTAGATAGATACATGCGTCTTGACAGAGAATTGGTAGGCAAACTACAATTTAAATCTGTCAACAAGATATCACTAGAAGCAGATGTTGAAATTTTGAATAGGTTCAAGAACGACCTGTTAAGTGAGAACGTGAGTCGCGAGGTCAAAGGCAAATACTTTTACTTCCTACAGAGATACTTGAGAGATACACAAAAAGCAAGATGTCCCGGTCAAGCACACTATACCGCGGAAGGAGCCACCCAAGGCAAGGCGCACCTGGAACATCCTATACCACAAAACAGAATATTACAGGCATACCTCGAAGGACATATCTCAGAAATAGAAGCGATCCATATGCCGTTGTGTTTGATAGCAGACGGAGACAAACACTTATTGGAAGGTGAATGGCAACTAAATGCCACGTGGCAGTATCCATTCAAGAGGTACAAGATGGCAGGATTCACAAAGACTATAAAAAATCTCAGGGGAGAACCCATAGATTTAGAAACATGGTCGATTGAGGATCATTTCCAAATTATAGGAGTAATCGGCAGTGAATGAGAAGTACATCAGAGAGTTGGTAGTGCTCTCACACATGAAGCCATACAAAAACATCAGAGTAGATACCTACGAGTATGAATCAATTGGAGAACTTATAGAACAAGCAGAAATACCATACATGCAGGTAATTGACGTACTAAATGATAAAAAATTCAAGGATTGGTTCTTCAAGAAGCACATAACCTCATTTGACAAACTACAGAAAGGTGTTAAAATATGACTATGCAACCGTGGAAAGTAATACAAGAATTAGAATCTGACAATTCTAGACTGAAGAAGGAAGCGATCATCCGTAGGGAGAGCGAAGAGGGGAACATAAGATTCTTCAACGGTGTGGGATCCGCTTTGGATGGATTCAGGACATTTGGCGTCCAGAAGGTTCCGGTAAGCAAGAAGGATGGCACAGGAATCACACAGACAGAATTTGATGATGTCGTGAGGAGACTGGAAGACAGGACTCTCACAGGTAATGAAATGCGAGATGTGATCCAGGACCTATGTGATAGGGCAAACATGGAGCAATGGAATGATTGGTATCGTAGGATCCTGATAAAGGATCTGAGATGTGGTGTGACCCACAAAACAATCAATAAACATAGCGAAATGAAGGTGCCTGTTTTTGAATGTATGTTGGCAGATGATTCTAAGAAACATGAAAAGAAAATGGTGGGCGAGGTGTATGTTGAGCCTAAGTTGGACGGGGTAAGGGTCATAACGATTTGTGATGTGGACAAGGACGAAGTCAAGATGTTCAGCAGGAACGGCAAAGAATTGAATAACTTTCCTAAGATACTAGAACAATTTGATTCAATGCTGGATCAGATGGCTGAGAGCATGGTGTTCGATGGTGAGATAATGAGTGATGACTTCCAGACTCTTATGAGAGAGATACACAGAAAAGGTGGAGCAAAGACAGATGATGCGGTATTGAATATCTTTGATTGTATTCCATTGTGGGCATTCAAAGAAGGTGGATACTCGGCGAGCCTACAAACTAGAAAAGAGATGATGGATGAATACGAATATCCATCAAACATTTCAAAGGTAGAGTATGTGAAGATGAATCTAAGTGAGGACGATGGACAGAAGCAATTCGCTGATTATAACAAATTATGTATAGACAGGGGTTTTGAGGGTATAATGATCAAACCAATCACAGGTATCTATGAGTGTAAGAGATCAAGCCTTTGGTTGAAGGTCAAACCATTCATTGAAGTTTCTTTGACTGTGAAAGACGTTGAAGAAGGAACAGGCCGTAATGCGGGCAAACTGGGTGCCTTGATAGTGGAAGGCACAGACATGGACAAGTTCATCAAGACCAATGTTGGTTCGGGTCTCACAGACTCGGACAGAGAGATGTTCTGGAAACATCGAGACGACATGATTGGTCGGATTGTAGAAGTTAGGGCGGATGCCATAACACAGAATCAGGATACTGACAACGAATGGAGCCTCCGGTTTCCACGGTTCCTAAGATTCAGAGGCTTCGAACCCGGAGAGAAAATGTGATGCCAAAGAAAAAAGAATCGGTATGGATAATCGGATCACCACCAGGAGAGTTGCCACCATTCATGTGGCAAGTTTGGTTGAAAGGTAAAAAAAATCCTATCGAGATGTCCGGGTTTGACAAAGAACATATCATATCGATGTGTGAACCCAAAAAAGTAATTAAAGTCAAAAGGATTAAAGCAAAGAAAAAGCCAATCGAAAGAGGAGAACCACTTGGACCTAATGGGGGCAACGGGGTAACAAGGCCAGCAGATTATGACAAAGGTTTTAAAATACTTCGGAAATGGGTTGATGAGAACGGCGGGCCTCCAGAAAATGTGAGGAAACAATTAAGAGAATTTTATATTGATTATGAAAAGGTGACAAAAAAGAAATGAAAAAATTCACAGTAGATATCAAGGTTGGAGATTTAGTTAGTGTAGGACGTTTCCGAAATGTGGAAACAAAAATAAAGTCGATAGAGATTGACGAAAATGGACAACCTGTTATAATTACAAACAAAGGCAAGAAGAAATTGTTCAGTTGTAGGCTGGTCAAACTTACATCGGGTTCAAAAACACCCAAGCAGATTTTAATGGAGAAACATGGCAAAAGAAGAAGTTCTAAGTTATAAAGGAACAATACTAGAAATTTTACCAGGACAGATGTACCGGGTTGAATTGGAAAACAAACACAAATTAATTGCCTACGCAGGGGGCAAGATAAAAAAGAACAAAATTAAAATACTTACGGGAGATTCAGTGGAGGTTGCTATATCACCATATGATCTCACCAAAGGCAGAATTACTTATAGGTATCGTTGATGATGGTATTGTCATTTTCAATAACATTGAGAGACCCATTAGGTCGCATTTTTAGAGGCGGCGATCCCGTCGACGATCTATCATCGGACGGTATCTATGAGTAGCAAAAGCAAAGAACTATTGTCCAAACTCAAGGATATCACAAGGACGCCTGAAAAACAAGTGTTGCCGTCCACTAACATGTTCTATATTGATAACGGAATTAGACACCTGCCAAAAGTATACGACAAAGCCAAGAAACACAAAGATGAAGACGGGCATGAATATATTTGGATTGATAGGTTATACGGAAGCCTGTTCGAGGACAGACTTATAGAGAAAGATGGCTCTAGTTATAGAGGTAAAATTTATATCAAGAGGCGATTGATTAAAAGGAAAATATTAGGAGTTCAAAACAATTTCTTTAGTAGGTGTTATTCTACCGCAGACGGTAGATGGTTCGACAACTGTGGATTTCCAATAGAGGCACCATCTGACCTTGAGCCAGAAAAAGTAAAAACTCCAGAAGAAATACAAGAAGAAGAAAACAAGAAAAAAGAAATATCCAAACGTAAAGAAGCGGACATCCTAGCCAATCTCAATTGACCC